AGTTGCTGTTCCACTCGGATTACTTACTATTGCAACTCTAATTGTAGTTGTAAGTAGTTGTGAATTTTTTGGTATTACACCTACGTTGTAAGTAGTTGTTCCCACTGCGACTGCTGCATCAATCATTATTGATTGAGACATTACAACTTGACCTGTGTTTTTTACATTTTCACCAACAGTTGTTCCTGTAGTGTTTCTTATGTTTCCAGCTGATATTGGGCCGGAAAAGTTAGTATTTGCCATGATATATTCTCCTAGTTAAATTCTACATAGTCTCTAGGCCGTCGACTATACTGCGTCTATGCAGAATATTAATTTATGTATAGTGTAAATATTATATGTTATTTTTGAATAGAGTGCAAGAGATCCTACAGTGCGGAGTGAATTTTTTCCAACGATGTAGCTTTTGTTTAAGTAGCTACAGAAACTTCTGGAGCAACGCCTTCTACGTTGTTTTGTAAGTGAGCAATTCTAGCTTCTTCAAGCTTAATATCAGTGATGATTTGTTTGACTTTGTCGTCAATTCTAACCATCTCAAGAGTATATCTGTTATTATCCAGATGCTCCTGTTCCCACTTCAACTCCAAGGACCTTTTTGCTTTGTATAGGTCTTGTACCATTGATAACCTCCTCAAAAGTTATTCTATTTAAACTTGGATCATAGTTTTTTCCAAGATCTTCCCATTTTATACTGTTTTCTCCTAGTTTGTCAAGTATAGCTTGTTCGACGGATTTAGCATTATCTTCAGCTAAAATTTCAAATTTAGCATGATGATTATAAGCCCAAATATTAATAAGAAGTTTTTTCATTTTTTCACACCTTGTAGTTAAAAAAAGGGCGACTGTAAAGTCGCCCTTTTTAAATTATTTATTAAACGTTACCTGAACCGAAAGCGCCTCTTGGATCTGAAAATCCAAAAACATATCTTTCTCTAGCTTTGTATCTTACATTGCCAGTATCAAAATCACCTTCCATTGAAGTTTTGATTGGTGATCTTACGAAATGTTTTAGACCATTAGGTACATCAGTTTTAATCATCCATCTATTTGCATTAGTTAAATAATGGTTAATAACGTATCCTTGCGGAACCATTCCCATATTTTTAATTGCATTGATGTCATTATCAGCTGTACCCGTTCTACCTTGAGAAGCCATAAGTCTATCTGCTACAAATTGTAAAGCAGGTGGAATTATTAATTTCATTCCTCTTGCTGCAATCAATAGACCTCTTTCATCAGTCATAGCAGAGATGTTAATCAAAGCTTGTTCTAATGAAGTCTCATTCAGTTGAGCTGCAGTCACCAATCTATTGCTGAATGTACCAGCCATAGTTGGGTGTGTAGTACTGAATAACGGTTGACCATCGCCACCAGCAAAAGCCCCTGTGTAACCATTATTGATTACTGCAGCTGCTTTAACTTGTTTAGTGTTTGCCATAGATCTTGCTAACGCTTTTGTATATCTAGACGCTAGTCTGTCATACAAGTTATCTTCGATAGCTTCTTCTGTGATTGCAAACGCTAGTGCGATTGTTTCGTTAGTATAACGTGCTGTGAAAGTTTCTTGTGCATCGTCAAAAGTAACACCTTGTCCTTCAGGTTTTACTGATGCGTTTGCGAAACCACTTAACATTACTTCTTCTTCAAAAGCTCTGTCAGATGTTTCTGTATCAAAAATTTCAGCGTGCTCGTTAGTATAGTTTTTATATTCAAGTCCAAATAGTGCATTTAGACCTGGCTCTAGTTCTTTAACTAGTTGTGCTCGTGATATTGCCATGTTTTTTTATCTCCTATTTAGATTGATTAACTATATAAACCAGATTGTTGTGCAATCGCAACAACAACATTTCCACCGGCAACCGTTAGGTCGTTATTTTCCGGATCATTTGCTGATCTTACAATTTTAAACATACTAGTTGCTGCAGCAGATCCGATATCAAGAGTAGTGATCGATTGACCATTCAAGTTAGCGGTTGCTGTATAGTTGTTAGTGTTATAGTTTGCGGCTTGTGCTGCAATAGCTGCTTGAGTAACAGCAGCATCTGCCTTGACAACATATTCTTGGAATGGGTTGTCATTAACAAAGCAAAGTATATTATTACTTCCAGTGTTATAGTCAGTTGATGTTGTTTGTCCTGCAACAATATTGTTTGCAAAAGTTGGTTTTCCTGAAGGATCTATAAAGAATGCTCCGTTGAAAACACCAGCTAATAATGCAGAGTTAGCGGTAGTCCATGCTGTACCACCATTTCCTGTGTCATCAGTAGTTGTAAAAGATGCATCTTGTAGGAAACCTTGAGCCCCACCAGCATCTTGAATAGATACAGGGTCGCCCTTATTAGTCGCCACACCAGGTGCAGTTTGCATTTGATATTCAGATTGGCCTGAAGTTGCTGGAGTATTTCCAACATTCATAACCATTCTTAAACCAAATCCAGTTGTACTTGCGTTTGCCATAGTTTTTTTCCTTGTTATATATTGACCGACATAGGTCAATACAGATTAATTTAATTTGTTGGGTAGGAATTACTAAAAAATTAGCTTTTCTTTGTACCACCAAAAGTTACACTAGTATTAGATTCTCTAGAGAATTTCATACTTGGATGCTGTTCCTTCAAAAGATCGTTATTAATTGCTTCTTCTTTATCAGCAGTTTGCTTATCGTAATAAGCTTCTATCTGAAGAGCGATCTCTTCTGGTATCCTAGCCAGCAGTAGGCCTCCTACTCCGATAACACCTGCGTACTTTCCATCAGTCTCTACTGGATATTGTGATTCTGGGTATTGATCAGCTCTCACTAATTCATATCCTGATCTCAATTGTGCTGCTATGTTTTTCGTATCTTGAAAACCCATAGATTCAGCTCTTATCCACTGGTGACGATATCCGTCTGGCGCAGTTGGTGCATCAAGCGATGAGGGTGGGGACCATGTAGTTTTAGCTTTTTGCTTATCTCTTGTTTGGCCCGCACGTGAGGTTTTTATATCTTCATTTTTCATATTATGCTCCTTCCGTGATTTTTAATTGTTTCGCATATTCTTCTAATGGCACACCTATTCTTTTAGCAATTGCTACTTGTGAGGGTGTGAGCTTCACTGTTTTTCTGCGTCCATTGGAGGCCGAACGTTTAGCCGAGGCTACATTCTGAACAGGTTTATTTGTTCTTTCTGTAGTAGTACCTTCTATCTTATCAAATTTATGAGGGAATTCAAGTCTTATTCTTTTATCCACTTCTTGATAATATTCGTTAGATTGAGGATCATATCCTTCGCTTTCTACAAGCGTTTTATGTATATCAAACGCCGTATAAGTCATTGCACTGTCATTTCCAAACCAATTATTTCTTAAAGCCCAATCTTCAGCTCTAGGGTCAGTTTGAACATTAGCTGTTCTTTGAGGTGTTATATTAACATTTCTCGGTTGAGCAACAGGTACTTCTTTTTCAGCTAATTTTAAAGAATTTAATCTTGCATTATCCATAGTTAGATTTGCAATTTGTTCTTGTGCTGAAATTTGTGCATCTATATTTTGAGATTCAATAGCATTTCTTAAAGCTAATTTAGCTGCTGCCATATTAGTTGTAACTCTGCTTTCAAACTCTGATACATAAGATTTATCAAGTTTGTTTAATCTACCTTCAACTTCTTCTTTTTGTATTTTTTGAGCTTCAGCGAAAACAATAGCTTCTTCTTTTTGTCTTTCAGCTTCTCTCATTTTACGAGTTAATTTAGCAATACGAGATTGTACTCCTTTGCTATATTCTTCTAACTCATCTTTTTTAGTTTCAGGTTCTTCTTTTTTAGCTTCAACAGGTTGTTCTACCTGTTCGACTTCAATTGTTTCTTCTACAGGAGCTTCAACTTTTTCTGGCTCCCCTTGTTCATCTAAAGTTATTTCAGCTCCGGTTGTTTCACCAACATCAATTAAACTTTCAGATGAATCAAATTTTACTTTTTCGTTTTCTTCTGGCATAGTATCTCCTATGTTATTAAATTAAATGAAGAATAGATTCAGGATCTTTAACAGTTCCTAAAACTTCATCATCGTTAAGTATTCGCACTTCTCCACCTTCAATCGGTAATCTTGAACCCGCGTAACGAGCGAAGATAACCCAATCTCCTTTTTTACACCAAGGTTGACCAAATTTATCTTTATCCTTGTATGCTAAATCTCCCATTTTTAAAACGTAACCACAGGTTGTAGCTATTCTTGCTTTATCTAAAGATTCTTGAGAGAATAATATTCCACCTTTTGTTTTTTCTTTAGGTGTGAATGGTAATACTAATAGTCTATAACCAGAGGGTTCTGGTAATTCGTCTACAGTTTCAGTTCCAATATTATTGGGATTTAAGGGTTCTTTTGTAGAACCAACATTAATTTCTTTATTTTCTTCTTCGTACTTTTCTTCAAGTGCCAATTTAATTTTTGGTACTTCCTTGTCCAATGTCGATAACGTTTCCTTGCTCATCTTTTTGCTCCTTAGGTTCTAGCAGGTTAGAGATTTCCTGTAATACTATTTGATAGGCATGTGCCTGACCTAACATATACTTGTATTTTTCCATATTGTCAACACCTCCACTCATCATGGTATCTGAAATTTGTGTAGTAGTAGCTTTGATTCTTTTCTTTAATTTATCTATTATATATAAGTCTTCCATGTCTCTTCTCCTTACAATTTAAATTGTTGTAGTACTGTTAATTTTTCTTCGGCATTTGCTATTTTTTCTATTAGTTTATCTACTTCATCTATGTGTTGTGGATGTTCTCCAATACCTACAGAATTTTCTAAATAAATTTTAAGTGTAGCATCTGCTTCGGATATTTGTGCGTTGTATCTGTCTTCTAGTGCTGTTAATATTGCTTCTCTCATTTTTTTGCCACCTTATCTTTGTTAGGACCTTTTTTAATTATATAGTCTTGAGTACCATTGGCACCTGTCTCTACTTCTTTTTTTAAAAATTTAAAAAGATTCATTTCTTTTAATTTTTTTTCAGTTTTTTTTAAAAAGTTATCAATTACTTTTGTGTCTCTCATTCTTCTTTTTATTTAATTTACATTTACACCTAGGAGTAGTAACCCACTCAATAAAATTGTCAATAGCCCCAAAGAATTTGTATAAAAATTTATCAATCATTAACAATTCCATTTTCTTAAAGACTTATTAATTCTGCTATTTGGATCTCTTGCAGTCTTAGCTGAAGTACGACTTTTCTTCATTCCAGACATCCGAGCGCAGAAGCTCTTTCTACGTTTTGCTGCTTTTGATCCTGATTTTAATTTAGAGGGTTTTGTAGTAACAGCAGTTTTAAGTTTTGATCCAGGATTAGCTTTTCTATATGAAGCTACTCCTTTAGCGTTCAGTCCACCGGATTTGGATTTACCTTCTTTCCTAGTCCAAGCTGCCGTAGCCATTATTTTTTCTTAATTACTTTTTTTAATACTTTGGCTTGACTTGCGTGTAACTTAGATGCTTTTTTCAAAGCTGTAATAACTTTTTTAACTTTTTTAACTTTTTTAGGCCTATCCATTATTTTTTCTTTTTAGGTTTTTTAGCAGTCTTAGCCGATCTTATAAAGTTAGCTTTTGTAGGAGCACCTTTAGTTCCAGGTTTTCTCATTTTTTCTTTTGAGCCTGCAGCGATTCTCTTTCGCTTGGCGTGAATGTTTGCGTATAATCCAGGTTTAGCCATTATTTAATCTCGCAACCTCTACCACGTCTGGCTATGCCACCGCTTTTAAGACCAACTCTGCCACCTGTTTTCATGTAGCCCATTTTATTTCTAACTTGAGTTGGTAATTTTTTTAAACCTTTGTTACTAGTAGGTACTGCTTTTAAAGAACCCCCTTCTGCTTTTCTAACTCTAGAAATATTAGAAGATAGTTTTTTTTTAGGTAAAGATTTTAAAACTTTTTTACTTAATTCTGCCGCACCTACAGCAGGTACTGCAATATTTAAAATTTGTTTACCTACTTTCATAGATTTTTTATTAGTTTCTTTCTGTCCTTCTTTATTTTTTTTAAACTGATTTTTTTTAGATTCAGTTACTACTCCACCTTTAGCATACTCACTTCCTGTATCAGGTATAGTATTTTTTTGTTTTTTTCTAGCTTCCTTCATACCAGCTCTATTAGATAATTTGTATTGTAAATCATCATTAGCTCTTTTCATACGAGCTTTATATTCTTTATCTAA